AACATTCACGACGACCGCGCTCGCCATCAACTACGCGGTGCTCCGTGGATCGCGCCGCATCCTTCTGGTGGGCGTGGATGTGAAGCCCGGCCCGAACAAGGAACGCCACTTCACGGGCACGCTGACTGAGGATTGGAATGATCGCTACAAACGCCAGCAGTGGGGCCTCGCGCGCCAGCCTGCCGATCTCAAGAAACGTGGGGTTGCTGTCTACAACCTCAACCCTGACTCCGCGCTCAAAGCCTACCCATATCTCCCAGAGGGACAAGAACATGACATCGCCTAACGTGCTGCCGATCATCCTGTGGTCGTGGGGAGACAAGTTCTCCGACGACTACATCCGGATAATGAAGAACATGCTCGGTCGGAACCTCCACATCCCGTACCGGATCGTGGTGATCTCCGACTCGAAGAAGACGCGCGAGCGTTTCAAGGCAGAGGGCGACCAGGTCGTGCCGCTGTGGAATGACCTCGCCGATCAAGGCGGCAAGTGCCTCGTTCGTCTGAAGTGCTTCGACAACTCGTTCCGCAACATCATCCCCGAGCCGCGCTGGTCGTGGTTCGATCTCGACATGGTCCTCGTTGACGACTGCAGTCCGATCTTCGGTCGCACCGAGCCGTTCCTCATGTCGGGCGTCGAGCTTGGCCCGCAGCCGGTGAACGGCTCCATCGTCATCGCGGACCACGGCGTCGCTCCCGAGGTCTTCACCGAGTTCGACCGCAACCTCTGGCAGAACAACGTCAAGGGTCGCGGCCTGCGCTACGGCGGCAGCGATCAGGCGTGGCTGGCGATCAAGGCCAATCACAAGATCACGAAGATCACTCGCGAGGACGGCCTCTACTGCTATCGCGACGACATCTGCCCGCGTAACCTCTGGCACTACGCCTCGTGGCGCCAGCGCAATCTCGTCGATCAACTGAAGCACGAGCCCACGGGTGGACCGATCCCCAAAGGTGCGCGTATGATCCAGTGCAATGGCCCCCACTCACCTTGGAAGCCCGAGCGCCAGGCCATCAGCCCTTGGCTTCGCGAACACTGGAGATAGACGCATGGCGCGCAGCCGCCGCAACCTCGACGATCTGCTCGGCAACGAAGCTGAGCCGACCGAGCGCGAAACGGTCGAGACCGATTGGGCGAAGCTCCGCAAAGGGGTCTCGCTCACTTGGCTCGGCGGTTTCACGCGCATGGATCGCAAGACCGTCAAGAAACGGCTGAGCGATTGCCCTGCCATCGGGAAGATGTCGGGCTCCGAACTCTACGACCCACTGCTGGCGCTCTCCTACCTCATCAAGCCGCGCTTCGACATCCGCGACTACATCAAGACCATGAACCCGACGGAGCTTCCCCCGATGCTCCGCAAAGAGTTCTGGGACGCGGAAAACAAACGGCTCAAGTATCAGCAGGCAGCCGGCGAACTCTGGCCGACCGAGAGCGTGCTCTCGGTCCTCGCCGAGGCGTTCAAGCGGATCAAGCAGACGACGCAGGTGTGGGCCGACGACGTGGAGCGCGAAGCGGGGATGCCGCGCGAGCAGTACCTCGCCCTGATCGCCAGAGTCGACGCGCTGCGTGAAGACCTCTACCGGGCTCTTGTCGAGATGCCGAAGCATCAGAACACGCTGAGCGCGCTCGATCACGGGCCCGACCCCTCGATAGAGGTGGACGAAGATGAAGGGGCCTAAGTTCCTCTGTCTCGAAGACATGGTCGCTTCTGCGGCTGAGACCGTGCGCCCGCCCGAGCGCCTGTCTGTCACCGAGGCTGCCGAGAAGTATCGCTGGATGGACAACCCCGGCAACTACGTCGGCCCGTACATCCGCAGCATCGCGCCCTACAGCGTCGAGTTTCAGGACACGCTGACTTCCCACGAATACACGGGCGCAGTGTTTGTCGGCCCGGCGCAGGCCAGTAAGACCGACCCCTTCCTGAGTTGGGTCACGTACTCCGCGATCTGCGATCCGGCGGACATGTTCATCATCAACCCGACGAACACGGCAGCCCGCGACTTCTCGCTCCGTCGTCTCTCGCGTCTCTATCGCGACGTGCCGCAGCTTCGCGAGCGGACGCTCGACGAGAACGTGTTCGACACGCAGTTCCGCAGTGGGATGCTGCTCACCCTCGGCCACCCGGCGATCTCCGAACTCTCTGGCAAGCCGATCCCTCGCCTGTGGTTGACCGACTACGACCGTATGCCCGAGGACATCGACGGCGAAGGCTCGCCATTCGATCTGGCACGCAAGCGCGCGACGACGTTCCGCCGCTTCGGCATGACCGTGGCGGAGTCCTCGCCGGGCTTCACGGTGGACAACCCGAAGTGGATTGCCAGCAGCAAGCACGAAGCTCCGCCGACCAAGGGCATTCTCTCGCTGTTCAACCGTGGCGACCGGCGCCGCTGGTTCTGGGAGTGCCCCGATTGCCGTGGCAAGTTCGAGCCTTCCTTCAGCCTGCTCCAGTGGCCCGAGGAAGGCGACGACGTGTTCAAGTCCGAGCGTGCCACCATGGAGTGCCCGCACTGCCTGACGCACATCCAGCACTCGCAGAAGCACCGCCTCAACCTCGGCGGCAAATGGATTCGCGACGGACAGGTCTGGCAGCAGGACGGTCGCATCACAGGGACTCCGGTGCGAAGCGAGATCGCGAGCTTCTGGCTCAAAGGCCCGGCCGCCGCGTTCGCGACATGGCAGACCCTCGTCTTCAACTTCCTGAAGGCGAGCGAGGAATACGAGAAGACCGGGTCCGAGCAATCGCTGAAGTCCACCGTCAACGTGGACCAGGGCGAGGCATACATCCCGAAGGCGCTGATGTCCGAGCGCCTGCCCGAAGAACTGAAGGCACGCGCCGAGGATTGGGGTGGCTCACAACGCGAGCCGGTCGTGCCGCACGGTGTCCGCTACATGATGGCGACCATCGACGTGCAGGCCGGCATGCGCTCGACCTTCGTCGTGCATGTCTATGGCTTCGGCGTTGGTGGCGATGTCTGGCATGTGGACATGTTCAAGATTCGCAAGTCGCTCCGCCTCGACGTGGACGGCGACCCCGAACCCATCGACCCCGCCGCGTATCCTGAAGATTGGCATCTGCTCGTCGAGCAGGTGATCGAGCGCACGTATCCGCTCGCCGATGGCTCGGGCCGCCACATGCAGATCAAACTCGTGGGTTGCGACTCGGGCGGTAAGGAAGGCGTCACGACGAACGCCTATAACTTCTGGCGCTGGCTCCGTGACACTCACCCGGGCGGCCACCACAAGCGGTTCCAACTGCTGAAGGGCGAGCCGTCGAAGACCGCGCAGCGATACAAAATCCACCACCCGGATTCGCAGCGCAAGGATCGCAAGGCCGGCGCACGCGGCGACATCCCCGTGGGCTTCATCAACTCGAACCTCCAGAAGGACACGGCCTACGCGATGCTTGGCAGGACCGAGCCGAACGGCGGCATGGTCCACTTCCCTCATTGGGCCGAGGATTGGCTCTACACGCAGTTGACCGCCGAGGTCCGCACGCCGAAGGGGTGGGAGACGACGGGCAAGGGCCGACGCAACGAAGCGTGGGACTTGCTCTACTACGTCGTGTCTCTCCAGATCGACGCGCGCATCCGTGGCGAGACGATGGATTGGGACACGCCGCCGGGTTGGGCCAAGGAATGGGACCACAACGATCTTGTGATCGCGGGCCCCGCCGCAGGCGGTTTTGTCAGCAAGGCGAAGCCCCGTAAGAAGCTCTCCGCCTTGGGAGAATCCATGGCTTGACCGTCCGGTTGCATTCCGGGCGGCTCAAGGTTATTGCTTGCAATCATGCCGAGGGCTTAGAACATGGCGCTTACATCCGCACAAATAGCGACTCTGACGGCACGCAGGACTGCTGCCGAGACCGCGTATCACAACCTCGTCACGGGTGGAGCGCCCCGCGTGGTCGTCGATCAGAACGGCGAGCGCGTTGAATACTCGCCGGCCAACCGCGCCGCGCTGAAAGCCTACATTCAGGAACTCACGGATCAACTCGCCGAAGTGTCAACACGCTCTGGCCCTGTCAAGGTGTGGATGGGATGACTCGTCGCAGCATTGAAGACATCCTCGGAATCGAAGCTCCCTCGGGAGAGGATCGGTCCCGGTCAAACGCGCAACCCTCTCGCGTGCGGCCGGGCCGAGACCTCGCCCTCGTAGGCGGCGCCCATGAAGGCGCGTCGAAGACGAACCGCGACCTGGCTCTCTGGTCGCCTGCCCTCCGCTCCGCCGACGCGGACATCCTCGACGAACGGGACGAAGCCACCGGCCGGGCACGTGACGTGCTGCGGAACGACGCTTACGTGCAAGCCGGCGAGCGTCTGCATCGCGACGGCGTGGTCGGTTCGATGTTCATGCTTTCGGCCAAGCCGAACGCGCTCGCTCTCGGCATCAAGGACGAGAAGTGGGAAGAGGAATTTCAGGAAGAGGTCGAGAGCAAGTTCGGTCTGTGGGCAGAGAGCCCCGACAACTGGCCCGACGCTTCGCGCCACAACACGCTGACGGGCCTCGTGCGCCTTGCGGTCGGCGTCTACCTAGCGAGCGGCGAAGTCCTCGCCTCCGCCGAATACATGCGCTCGTCGATGGCGCGACCCTACCAGACCGCGATCCAGATGATCGAGAGCGACCGCCTCTCGAACCCGTATGGTGGGCTGCCGCAGGGCCGCCTGCGTGCCGGCGTCGAGCGTGACTACTATGGCGCTCCGATCAGCTATTGGATTCGCGACGCGCACCCGTCAGACGTTGCGATGTCCCGGCCCGAGGACGCCTCGAAGTGGTCGAACTATCCGGCCCGCACCGCGTGGGGCCGCCAGCGCATCATCCACATCATGGAGCAGCAGCGCATCGACCAGACGCGCGGTATCTCTGATCTCGTGTCCGCGCTCAAAGAGATGCGGATCACGAAGAAGTGGCGCGACATCAATCTCCAGAACGCGGTCGTCAATGCGACGTTCGCGGCCTCCATCGAAGCCGAGCTTCCGAGCCAGGCGTATGAGGCGCTGGGAACGGGCGACGACGACAACCTCGTGACGTGGGCCGAGAACTACCTCGGCGCGGTCAACGAATACTCTGGTGGATCGCGCTCGCTCTCCATCGACGGCGTTCGCATCCCGCACCTGTTCCCCGGCCAGAAGCTCGAACTCCGCCCGGCCGGCAAAGGCGGGCCGCTCGGCACCGAGTTCGAGTCGTCCCTGCTCCGTTACATCGCGGCGAATCTCGGCGTGTCCTACGAAGAACTCAGCCGCGACACGTCGCAGTCGAACTACTCGTCGCTGCGCGCCGCGCTCAACCAGACCGACAAGACCATGTCCTCGCGCAAGCGGATGGTGGCGGATCGCTTCGCGACCTACATCTACCGCCTGTGGTTCGAGGAGGCCGTCGGCAAGGGTCTTCTGGAGACCATGAAGGGCAAGCCCGACTTCTACGAGGGCATGAACCGCGATGCCTACACGCAGTGCGAATGGCTCGGCGTTGGCCGCGATCAGATCGACGAACTGAAGGAAACCCAGGCGTCGGTGCTGAAGATCAACAACAACCTCTCGACGCTGGAACGCGAGCTTGCGCGCACCTATGGTGCCGACTGGCGCCGCGTGCTAAAGCAGAAAAAACGCGAGAAGGAACTTCTCAAGGAATACGATCTGATGCCGATAGACCAAGACCCGAACATGCAGAACGCCATCAGC